TTGGAAGAGACTCAATTTTGTCAACAGACGAATGTTTTTCGATTGGCATTTTTTTCTCCTGTTATGCGGCAACGTAGGTGCCAGCAAATGTCAAAATGTTAGCTCCAGCCCCTGCAGCAACATCAGCCACAGCAAGACCAGTTGTGTCTGATGCTGCACTCAATGAATAGTACAGATTTATTCTGTCAGTCCCACTGATTCCAAGTGCTCTGGAGGGCCTGCTTGCTGCCCAGAAAAGACTGATTCCAACAGAGAATGAAACAAGGCCATCGTCGGTTGCACCAGTGTCAGCAGCGACTGCAAATGGAAGACTCCCGATTTGTACGGTTCCAGCAGCGCCAGCCAATGTCACAGCATCCGTGACCATGATGCCTTGAATATGCACCACATTGCCGACCTTTGTGTACTTACCTCCTCGGCCAGCAGCATAGGTCACGCTTGTGAAGTCGGTGCCGTTTGCGTGAAGTGTAGGAGACCAAGTTCCCTCTTCATAGTCATCAAGCAATTCGCTTGTGCCTGTGCCAGGCGTAGCAGAGAAATCGATGCCTTTGCCTGCAGTACCAATGACCAGATTGCCATCAATAATGGTCTGGTCGCCGTATCTTGTAGATGGATTTCCGACTGTTTTCAGCATGATCAGCAATCCTGTGCGCCGGAAAACTCAGGAAGAGTTTTCAAGTGGTTATATGCTTGCTTGATGAAGTTGTCACCATCAAGCGATGGCTTAAAAACATAGCCTGCATTTTTAAGGCGTTTCCCATCTGCAGAATCTCTGAAAAAGATAACGTCAGCAACCATCTGCTCTTTGCCGCCACTGACAGCGTGAACCTTGATGTATGCGTTTGGAATTTCACGCATCTCATCAAATGAGTCGCGCAGCGTGATTGTTTGCTTGAGTGCCATTTGGATTTCCTTTCTGTTTACCCGAAGAAGATGACTTGAACTTCAATATCGCTTGTCGTCTGGTTCCAAGAGCCATCTGTTGTGACAGCGACTTCAATTTGACTGTTGATGGTTCCGTCAAATGTGTTGTAAGCAAGCGATGTGTTTGGAGTTCGTTGAATTGCCGTTCCTCCAAACCTGTTTGCATTGTTGACAGTAAAAGCCAAGTTTGGATTTGGTGTGCCGCTTCGGTACGCCTGTACAACACCGCTACCCAATCCACCGGATGCAAAGTTGTGCACGGAGACTTTCATCAAGTAAGGAACCATCCCCAAGAATGGAGGAATCACACCACCACCAGCAGGGTATGACGCGTTTGTTGGGGCAAGTGGCGTTGTTGCACTGGCTGGAATGTTCTGTCCGTAGAAAGAAACGACATAGAAATTTCCACCGGGCTTGCAGTAGTTGTTTTCCGAAGATGACTGGTTGTCAAACGCAATGGGGCTGACCGAGTTGATGCTGTAGTTCGTCAGCGAATTGCTTGCTGCATCACCCTCGAAGCGTGCAAACACACAAGTGGACGTACCTTCCATCCAATGATTGACAACGCTGTTTTGATCGGCGCGGCCAGGTGTAGCAGACAACGCATTGCCGATTCGATAAGCGTATTCCGCGATGCTTTCCATAATCATGTTGGAAAACACGTTTCCTGTTCCAGATTCCATGTGAACGCCGTGACTGACGCCACCAATCTGGCCGCCATTGGAAATCATGTTTGCGTTGGGGCCATTTGATCCAAACCCACCCGCCAGTTCACCTTGGAAGTAGTAGCCGCGCTGACCTGGGTTGGTTACGTTGTCAGCGTTACCAAAGATTTTTACTCCGTCAAAAATGTTGTAGTAGGGAGAAGACCCAAGTCCGTTTCCTTTACCGTAGATACCAGCTTGGTTGGAGTTCAACAGGCGGATAAACAAGTCACGGAATGTGCAATAGCTGGCGTCGGTGAAGTCAATGCCATTGACGCCTGCGTTCTGCACTCGGATGGCAATGTTCTCAACCCGTGCTTGCGTCACGCGCCGAGTTCCGCTGGTGCCGTCATACAATTTGATGGCTGCATCGTTGCCGTGATAGTCAATACGAGTGCCATTACCGTCGCCAAAAATCTCACCAAGAATTCCTCGGCATGACTTGCTGATGATCAGTGGCGCATTCGTTCGGTATGTGCCAACAGGCATGAATACCACTTTGCCAGTTTCAAGTGCAGCCTGAAGCGCCGCGGTGACAACTGACGCATCTTGTGCCCCCGAGTTATGCGCCTCAATAAACGCAATTTGTGCGGCAGGAATGAAATCAAACGCACTGACCACATCTCTTGCCTTGTCCTGCATGGATCGTGGTACAGCAGATGCGCTGTCTGCTTCAAAACCAATCCAATCAGCACCATCGTTTCCAGCCAAGTCTTCAATCGTTCCTGATTGACCTTTGAAACCTGTAAAACCAATCAATTCGGCGCTGTATCGTTCAGTGGCAACAGGTGCGCTATACACGATACTGCCGTTGCGGTTCTGCACTCTGATGCTGTAGTCGCTGTTCACGTACAGGCGAGCAGGCGTACCGTTGCGAGATGGATAACCACCTAGCGTGCGGATTGGTTGAGGTGCTGAGATTGTCAGCGCTGCGTCCCAATAGACATTGATCGGGTTGACCTGCGGGTCAAGGTTTGCCTGGCCAATCCAGACATAACCTGCCTCAAGAGGCTGGCCATCGATGTCCGTGAAGATCGGATATGTAGGTTGAATCGAAAGTGCGGACATTACTGGTTCTCCTGATCAAATTGACGTCCTGTCTGGACAGCGGATTGCAGCCACTGCACTCTCGCGTCCAGGGATTGTGGCAGCTTTGCTGCGTTTGCGAAATCGGCAAATGCCTTGCTTGCAGCAGTGCGACGGATAGCGGCCTGGCTTGGCTCAGTCTTGGTCGCGGCCTCGATGGCGAGCTTCTGGAAGTCGTCGCTGGCGAACAGCTTTCCAGCAGCTTTCACTGCATCTGCGTTGCCTTTGGACATGAACTGCACGATGTCAGGTGCCACGAAGCCGCCGCCAGGGATTGCACTTGCTGCACCTGTGACGACGCGTTGAGCTGTCGTGCTTTGCATGACCTTTCCGATCAAGCCTTCGGCCTTCATAGCTTCTACCAGTGCCTGGTTGGCCTTGCCGGTGGTGAGCACTTGGGCGCGTGCGTCGGTAATCCTGCGAGAAATCTCAAACAGGTCGCGCAGCACTGGGTCTGCATCTTTGCCAAGCACCTCGATCACCTGCTTGTAGACAGGTGGATTGGCTCTCAAGCCGCGGTAGGTCTTGGCGAACTCGGCAAAACCGAAAGCGCCTTCTTGGGCAGCACGGCCAGAGCTTGCGACGGATGCCAGCGCCGTGGCGATGGTTTCCTTGCGCAACTCAGGAGGCACGACCTTGATCAGCTTGTTGAACTGAGCCGCGTCGCCCTTGGCTGCCGACTTGATGGCGGACTGCATGAGAGTTGCCACACTGCCGTCGCTTTCCTTGCCAAAAGCACCGACGATGCGGTTTTCCAAGGCCTTGCGCTTGGCTGTCAACAGGTTGGCTGCGCGGAGTTCTTGGCGCAGTGCATCGCCACCAATCTGGCCAACGTTGGTCAGCTGGTCTTCGGCCAAAGCACCATAAAGGCGTTTGAGGTCACCAGCGGCCATGTTGCCGTATGGGGACTCCTTGCCAGCCATCGCTTGGCCGATCAGGTTCTTCTCACGCAGCAGACGGCCGTAGGTCACGTCAGGGTCGGTTGCCAGCTCGTAGAGTTTCTTTTCCTGTGCAGACAAGCCTTTTTCACCGACCTCAGCAAGCACATCGTCGAGCGTTTGCGTCAGGCGAGGAAACTGGACGGTTGCTGTCTTTGGAATCGTGGCGTCCACGCGTTTGTAGATCACATCGGCATCGTTGAACAGCTGAGTGCGTGTCGAATTCAAGCTGTCCAGGATGCGCTGAGATGTTGCGCCAGGAGCTGGACGGCCCTCAATGAAGGCAGCGTCGAACTGTTGCACGACGTCGTCAGCCTTACCGATGGCTGTGCGCACGGTGTTCACCCAGGCAGCCTCGGCCTCACCACCAGCAACAGACCGGGTCAGGCCAACGGCCGCACGCACCTGTGGGTTGTCGCTGAAAACGTCGAACGGCAAGTCCATGCCAAGGCGCTCGGCTGCGGAACGGGCCTCAGGGTTTACCTGGGCAACGTCGGCCAGCTTGGCCTTGGCTGCAGCAGAGCCTGGGCCGCTGCCGGAGGCCTTGCGCACCAAGTCTCCAACTTCCTCGAAGGCTTCGGTGGCCACTTGAGCCACAGGCGCAGCTTCGGGTGCCATGGCTGTTCCCATCGGTGCGCCAGCAGTGGCCGTCGGTGCAGCTGGTGCAGGCATTGGCTCAAGCGTTGGCTCAATTCGCGCAGCAGGGGCTGCCGCTGGGGCCGCAGCTGGCGCTACAGGAGCTGGCGTCACAGGACGGCCGGTGGCACGCTGGACGGTGCGTTTTACGGCAGGTGCAGCCGCCTGCACGGCACGTTGCACGACTTGGCCAGCACCACCGGCAGCGCCAGCGGTGACGACTTCGCCAGTGTCAAAGCGTCCGCCAGTGCCAGCTTGCGTTGCCTCGATCACGGCTTGGGTGCCTGCGCCAGCGGCCACAGCACCAGGAAGCGTAGTGGCGCGTCCGGCAGGAGTGAAGGCCAGCAAGCCACCCAAAGCACGCGGGATGTCACCAACCGAAAAACCGGGTGGGATGGCGTACTCTTTTTGGTCGACAGACGAGCGTAGGATGAAGTTGCCTTTGGCGTCTTGGCGTGTCTCGATGCCTGGGAAGTTGGCCTTCAAAATCTGCACGGTCTCCTGTGGGTTTGAAACCAAGGTGCCCAAGGCAGACTTCAAAGAAGCCACACTCAACTGGTTCAGCTCTGGCATGCCAGTCCACTCAGGCAGCGCCTGGGTTTCAGGCGTTGCGCGTCGTGCGCCAGTGACCATCTCGCCAACGGACTCGAAGAAGCCCATTTTCTGAGGCTCAGCTTGGCCGCCGAACTGCTTGGCCATAGCCGCATAGTCGACGGCCGGAGCCGCGGCAGGTGCGGCAGCCGGAGCAGGCGCAGCCGGGCTTGTGGCCGTGCCACCGAACTGTCGTGCGAGTGCTGCGTAATCGGTTGCCATCAGCGAATCCCTGCTGCTTTCTTGAAGGCGTCAGCCGCCTGCTGATTTGGAAATGTGAGCACTTGGCCATTTGGAGCTGTAACGCTCACAGGGGCAGGAGCTGGTGCACCAGGTGCGGCCGGAGGTGGAGCGCCAGGCGCAGTCGGTGCCGTCTCGGTTGGCGTGTAGAAGATGTTTTCTGTCTTCAAGCCGTAGCCCTTGGCGATGCGCTCGATGCCCTGGCGAACCTGGGCTTCTTGTTGCTGCGCTGTCGTGTACAGCTTGCCAGCTTGGCCTTTGAAGGCGTTGCGCTGTGATGCGGAAAGACGCTCGCCGCTGATGACCTTGTTGTAGACGTTTTGAATGCGCTCAGGAACACCGGCCGCGTTTTGAGCTGTGGCGAATTCGCCCTCGCGCACAACAGAACCGGGGTCGAGCATTTTCATGTAGCCAAAGATCAGCGACAGATCACCCACCGCGTTGTCCTCAGAGGAAAGCACGCGGCCATAGGCAGACTTGACCTCTTGGTAGCCTTTGGTCTGGTCGCTGTATTCCCTGCGGAACTTTGTTTCAGCTTCTGGGCGCTTGTCGGCAGGAATGATGCCGGAGCTGATCTGATCGGCTTCTGCCTGGGCGCGTCTTGCATCTGCACCGGACTTTGCGGCCGCGGCATCAGAAGCACGACGGGCAGCCTTGGAGGCATCGATTTGAGCCTGTGTAAGGCCCAGCTCTGCACCAAACTTGTCGGGCGCAAACTTGGCCTCAGCCTCTTTGATGATGGCCTCGGATGTAGCTTTGCGAAGCGTGAATGGTTGCAGCTCCTGCTTGCGACGGTCTTCTTCCAGCTTGACAGCGCTTTCGATGACCTTGTCACCGCCTGGCATCTGCGAGATGGTGAAGCCGAAGTAATCCTCAGCTGCCTTTGGGTTTTCCTTGGCCACGTCGCGCCATGTCTCCAGGAACTTTGCGCCTTCCTCGTCGCCGCCGTTGCGTCGCGCCGTGATCTGCTGGTCGAGCAGGTTCACAGCAATGTCAGGCTTGCCGGACTTGAAGGCCGAGAACACCTGGCCAGAGCGCTGCAGGGCGTTTTGCTGCTGGTCAGCGTTGATTAGGCTGAAGCTCTCGCGCACGGCCTTGGCCTGCGTCTCGGGCAGCATCATGGCCAGGTCGGCGTAGTCCTTGGCCGTTGCACCAGGCTGGCGCAAACGCTCAAAGGCCTGCATGACGGTCTTTTGCTGTTCAGCTTGGCGCTGAGCCTGCTCCTGCGCCATGCGTGTTTCAGTAATGGCTGTGCCAGTCTTGAAAGCCTGCAGGAATGTCTGCGACGGATCTGGCACGTCAATGCCGTAGTTGATTGGGGCCATTGGTAGTTGAAGTGCCATCAGAATTTACCTCCAAGGCCAGAGAAGATGCCCAGGCCGCCAGAGATGGCAGACGGGATCGATGCAAAGGCCTTACCTGCAGCCATCTGGCCGCCAGCCGTTGCCGCGCCCTGCGCTGCAAGAAGTGACGCAATGTTGCTGCCAGTCTCTTGCGCCGCAGCGCCGGTTCCTGCTGCCGATGCTTGGCCAAACTTGGCCAGGCCGCCGAGCTGGCCATATTGCTGCTCGATCAGTTGGCTGAGAATTTGCGGCCGGAATTGAGCCAGGGCTGCCTGCACGTTGCCACCACGCAGGCCGCCAGTGGCAGATGCGCGTTGCAGCAGAGCGTTTTCGCCTTGTTCGGTCAAAGCCTGAAATGCCGGGCCTTGCTCGATGGCCGAGATCGCGGCTCGCTGTGCCTCTGGGCCTTGCACGCCGACAAGGGCTTGCTGCTGCTTGAATGCCTCAGTGCCTCCGGTGACATACGGCTCGAGCAGTTTTTGCACAACGTCAAACTGGCGACGCTGCTCTTCAATACCGGCTTGTGATGCGCCAGCCTGTGTCGCGGCTGCGTCTTTGGCCGCCTCGCCTTGCATGTAGCCAGAAACCAGCGTCGCGCCGCCAACGGCAACGCCAGCCAGTGCGGCTCCAGATAATCCAAAAGTCATTTTGCGCCCTCCAGGTGCGGGTGTTGGACGGCCTCCAAAGCCAAAGCCGGTGCCGGAACGGTGTACATGTCCCAGATGGTCTTCGGGTCAGTCTCGTTTGTTGGGTTTGCGTGGAACGTGGTCACTTCAACGTCAGTCAGCGCAACGCCAGCACGCTTGGTGTGGGGTTTGGTGACGCTCATGAAGCCGGGGCCGACATTGGCCGAGCCGTCGTCGGTGGTGACGATAAGGTGGCCTTTGCGAACAACAAAGAAGGACTCGTCCTTGTGCACTGCGCCGGTCAGGACTGTGCCAGCCGGGATGTGCATGGTGCGAGCGTAGAGGCCATTGCAGAAGTCGTGATCGACTGGCATCTCAACCTGGGGCAACTTGAGCAGTTCGGCCTCCAGGCGATAGATCGGCAGGTGCTCTGATGGCACTTGCTTCTCAATTTCCTGAACCGCAGCATTGCTCATGGGGCACTCCTGTGAAGGGTGAGCCACTGGCAGCTCGGACAGCTCAGTGCCGTTATTGTCCCACATTTGCATGGCCTGTCAATCCATCTCAAAGTCGCGCTCTTCCCACGCTTGGCAAGAACGAAGGTCGTGACAGATGAAGTCAAACTTGCGGCAGTAACCTCGGAAACCAGCGTCGGTGTCCCAATCGTTGCGCGGGATGCGCTCCATCTTGGCCTGCATCATGGTGCTGTTGTCGTAATACTCGCAGTTTGAGCAGCGACGACGACGGGCCTCTTTCTCATCTACCTGCATAGCCTTGCCAAGTGCAACCCAGTAGACCTTGTTGGCCGTTGGCTCGTTGCTTGGGTTTTCAGGGCCAAGCATCCAGTCGTCGATGACGGTCTGGGTGTTTTTTTTGTTCTCGGCCGTGGTGATAAACGGCATGGATTCGGGCAGGCCAGTGAATCCGGCCATCATGATCTTTGGCATTTCCATGGTGTTCTCCTTAAGTGATTTCACGGCCAGAGGCGCGGATGGTCAGGGCAGTCGCCGTGCCGGTAGTCGAGATGAACCCACCAGCGGCCAGCACTTGGCCAACCAGCTCGGGGAAGGTGTAGGTCTCGTCCGGTGCGATTGCGCGGCTGTCCACGATCAAATTGGTCGCTCCTGCGCTGCCGCCGCTGCTCACCAGGTTGACGCTGATCACAGCGTTGGCCGCACTGGTGTTGGTGGCTGTGAATTTGTCGATGATGGCCGTGCAGTTGGTGGCGGTGTATTGCGTGGTCTGCGCCGCCTCCATCTGTTTGGAGCCAATGAGGGGTTTTGCTGTGACTGCCATGGTTTCTCCTTAGACGGCCTCTGCGCCGCTTGCTGTGATTGTCAGGCCTGCGGACGCTGCCTGCACCTGGATTGTTTCGCCTGCGTTCATGACTTGCACGCCGTTGTACTGCAGGGCGTTGTTTGCCGGGACGGACACGTCATACAGGAAAGCGTTACCAGTGCCAGCAGCACCAGCTGAAGGCACCAGAAAAACGCGCACGTTGATGGCTGCGCCTGTGGTGTTGGCGATACTGAACTCCTTGAGGAGCGTGCGAGTGCTGGCCGGTACAGTGTAGAGCGTGGTCACGCCAGTGGTGATGGCGGCCTGGCCGAGCTTTGTTGGGGTGATGTTCTGAAAGGCCATTACATGCTCATCCATTCAAGCACCTGCACAGCAGATGCGGGTTTGTTTTCCCAGCGGGACTGCGTGGCATCGTAGAGCAGCACATCAAAGTCGTTGGGGGTTCCGGTGCCGTTGATGTAGACGTCCTGAAGCCTTGCGAGCGACTCGGCAACAGTCATGCGCACAAAGATCGAGCCAGAGCCACCACCTCCAGCGTTGATTACCACGGCCACAGGCACATCGATGTTCGGGGCCTGCGGTGCGACGTTTGTCCATGTGCCAGGCGTTGCCGGATCGAAATACAGCAGGTCGCCATCTACCCAAACCTCGCCATACGGTGCGCCTGTGGTGTTGAAGCCTCGCACCAAGCCAAAGCTGGTCACGTAGCCGAAGGCGTTGTCTGCGATGTCCTGCGTGGCCACGCCCATCATGTAGTCAGCAAGCACGGAGCCATCAGCCACGGCCGGGCCAAATGTCAGCTTGCCAGAAGCGCCGACTGTGCCGGTGAACATCACTGGCGTACCATTGGCAATCGGGGCGCCACTGGTGTTCTTGGCGTAGTACATCAGCTCCTGGCCGACCTGCAGCACGCTGCCGCCGTACAGGCCAACATCCATCGTGCCGTCGTCTTGGTTCCACTGCACACGTCGAGCTTGCGACACATGAGGGCCAATCTCTGGCAAGTCGATGTAATCCGTCACCACAGAGTTGTTGTTTTGGATCACGGGCGCAGTGGACAGCATCTCCAGAGCATTAGCAATTCGGCCAAGCGTGTCCAGTGCCTGCACGGCCTTCTGGTCTGCGTTTCCTGCGTTGATGGCCACATCTCTGGCCAGGCTTACGATCTGAGCCAGTGCCTCATTTGCTGCTGCGCCTGCATTGTTTGCCTCGATGCTGATGCCTTGCGTGTCGCTGGAAGGCGCTACTTCGTCAGCGATCTGAAACAGGCGCTCGAACTGCCTGATCTGCTCGTGGTTCTTGAGGAACGTGGCGAGCTGGTCGCGGGTGAGGTTGAGTTTTTGCGTGGCCATGGTCAGTAGGCCAGCGGCTCAAGTTGTGCCTCAAGACGGGCAAACGACAAATGCGCTTGGCTGTCACCACGAAATCTTTGGATGCGCCAGTTGCGCATGTGGCCCTGCTGGAACCAGGCCAGGCGCTTCGTGGTGTTGCCGGTCGTGCCAACTCGCACACCGCGGTCTTGGCTCCATGCCATTCCGTCAACCGAATAACTCGTCGTGATGATCGGGTCAACACCCAAGGCCACGCGGCCTGTGAGGCTTACCAGCTCCAGCTTGTTGAAGATTGCGCCATTGCCTTCGTTGTAAACAATGATGGTGCCGAACTCCCAGCGAACAATCTGGCCCCAGTGCGTTCCGATGTTGTCCACCAGGTAGCCAATGGCGCTGGACTGTGGGTCTCCAATCAGCCACTTGTCGTAGGCCCAGACAAGGTTTCGTGCTCGGTACTGGCTGAATCCAACGGTCGAAGTTGTCAATGTGAACCAGACCTGAGTCTGAAGCTCCTGCGATGCGGCTGCGTCATAGACCAGCGTTTTGTCCGGCAGGTGCACATACAGGTGCTCATGTGCTTTGTCGTTGCGTGCCTCCAGCTTTACCTGGGCAAGTTGCGTCTCGGTATATTCCAGAAGCAGATCGTCGATTTCCTGCGTGCTGATTTTTTGAGCAGTTGCATTTGCTCCGATGTAGATGCCTGGGGCCTCGTTGCGGCCGCTGCCCAAAAAGGCAATGGTGTCCACGTAAACGCAGCAGGCAAACGTGCCAACGACGCCCTTGGTGACCTGTGCGCCATCGATGCGCTGAAATGGGAAAAACTCGCCGCCAACGTTGTCGAACACCTCGATGGTGTTGCGGTTCAGTGCATAAACCTCGTTGCGCAGCTTGAGCAGCGCCACCACGGGGTCGGGATCAACTTCGCTGGAGCCATACTTCAGCGGGTTGACCTGGGTAGGGTCGGACAGCTCGGTCACCACCAGGCTGGTGCCGTCTGTGGTCATGAAGTAGCCATCCACCCACACCACATCCAGAACAATGCCAAGATCAGGGTCGGTGACTTGCACCAGGCCAAGTGCGCTGTTCCAGTAGTACAAGCGGCCGCCAGACGCAATGGCTAAGCGGTCAAAGCTGTAGTCGAGCGTCACCATGGTATTGACGGGGCCGCCAACGTCGCCAAGCACGGTCACAGCGCCATTGATGGCCACGGTCACCAGCTTGGTGCCCATGACGCGGTAGCAGACGCCGTTCCAGTTGATGCCGCCACGGTCGATGCCTGGGCCGGTGCCGTTGCCAACGATGCCGTCACCAGGACGCAGAAAACCGGCACTGATGCCGGACTGCTTTGGCACTGGCACCATGTTCACCGGGTAGCTCGTGCGCAGGTCTGGGCCGTTGTCGGTGTAGATGCCGTTGAGGATTTGAATTTGCATGGCTTATTTCCACTTAACGCGATCTGCCCAATACGCTGCGCTCATTTTGCCCTTGGCAATGTTCTCTGCGTGCCTGGCCTTGAATGATTCGCGCCGGGTCTTGTCCGCTTTGGACTCGCCTTCGCGCTTTGGTGACCCAGACACGCCCTGCTGGCCAAACCGGATCGTTTTGACCTGGTCGCCAGACTTGGCCACAACGACGTGGGACTTGGTTGGGTGCGAAGGCGTGCGCTTGGGCTTGTTGTAGCCATCAACGCCTGCGCGTGCCAGTCTTGAGTCTTTGGTGGCCATGGTTACGCGATTCTGTACCAGCTGTTGAGCGACTGCACAAAGCGCATGCGGAAGAAGTCTTCAGCGGCCAGTGTGGCTGGATCGCCATAGGCTGCAGATGCGCCGTTCAGCGCCAGCGTGAAGCTGGTGATCTGCTGTGTAGTGGTAATGAGCACCTCGGTGCCGTCAGGCGTCTGGGTGTTTAGCGGCAGTGTGATCGTGCCAGTGGCCAAAGTTCCGGCAGGCTGGAGAAGCATCCACTGCTGCTGGCTTACCGGAGTGGGCACGGTAATGTTGAAGCCGGTGCCAGGCGTTGCGATGCTGGTGGCCAGCGATGGGGCTGCAAAGGTTTGCTGGAAATACTGCAGCAGCGCACCAATGGGCAGGCGTCGTGCGTCTCCGTTGTTCGGGGTGTAGACGGGAATCTGGTCGCCTGGTGACGGGAATGCAAGCAGCGGCAGTTGGTTGATGTAAGCCATGGTGAATCCTTAGTTGAATTGGAGGGGGCCGTCTGGGCCAACGTCGACAGGGTTGACGGGTGGACGGATGAACGGGTTGTCGTAGACGCGCCATGGCTTGTTGCCAGCGCCAGCAGGCATGGTGGCCGGGAGTTGTTGCTCTGGAGGCATGGCGGCACGCTGCAGCAGTGTGTTGTAACTGTCCTTGGCCACGGCCTTGGTTTCAGGCATCACCACCTTGCCATAGCCAGGTGCAATGCGAACAGCGCCATTCGTGATGATCGCCTCATTCGCCCAGTCAGGCACCAGCGTCGGCTCGTCCAGATCGCTGTCTTGTGGGCTTCCTGGCAGTGGGTAGCCCAGGCGGATGCCTTTGCCGTTCCAGTCGGCCATCATGGCATCTATGCGACGCATGGCGGATTGGAGTTGCTCCGGTTGCAGGTCGAAGACATAGGACGCAAGGCCGATCTCTTCAAAGGCTGCCGCAACGAATTGGCGCTTGCTGTAACCCATATCATGCCTCCTGCTTGCTGAGTGCTTCGGTGATCATGGCCAGCAGCTTTTCATCGCTGGTGCGCTTGGTGAATGTCAGGCCGAGTTCTTTGGCCTTCTCGACCAACTCAATGCGGGTTGGAGCTTCGCTGTCGTCAGGCACGCTTGTTTCCACAACTTGCGGTTGAGCTTCTGCCGCGGCTGCCTGCTCGCGCAGCAGTCGGTGATTGATGCCGTCGATTGGCCGGGATGGCTTGCGTACCTTGACGGGCTTTTTGTTCTTGCGGTACTTTGGCATGAGGATGTTGTCTTGCATCACTTGGCCTTCCTTTTCATGGGCTTTGCTGTTTTCGCCGCGGCTCTGAATGCTGCAGAGGTCGGTGCGCCCTTAGTTCCAGGCTTGCGCATGAGCTCAGGCGTCTTGCCTGCAGCTTTCTGCTTTTCGATGCGCTCACGCTTGGCGTGAATGTTGGCGTACAGACCGGCCTTCATTTCTTGGCCTTCTTGGGTGCTTTGTTTGGCTTGCCAGCAGCTTTTGCCGCCTTGCGAGCGACGTTGAGTGCAACGGCCACAGCTTGCTTTTGAGGCATGCCAGACTTCATCTCCTTGGAGATGTTCTTGCCGATGGACTTGCTTGAGTAACCTTTTGTCAGTGGCATTTGGGTCTCCTATGCAGAAAGGGGGGCCGAGGCCCCCCAGTCTTTTGCCAGATTACTGGTTGAACAACAAGATGCCGGACATCTCGGGGTTCTTGTTCACCACACCGAACAGCGTGTCCATACGGTACTTGATGGTCATGCTGTCAATGTCGTAGAACTTCTGCATGACCAGCTCGATGCCTTGGTCGGTGGTGGCACGCATCACTGCGACGCCAGCATCGGCAGGCACGGCATAACGGCCGGGCAAAATTTCCAGCGAGTCACGCTGCCAGAACACGTTTACCGATGCGGCATTCACGTTCAGGAAGGTGATGGCGGCAGCGTCAGCAGCGATGGCCACTTCCACGTTCTTGTACTGCAACTGAGCGTCGGTGGGGGCAACGCCCTGAGCACCGATGATCGGAGGAGTGATGGTCATAGTGGTGCCGGAGTCAACCGAGACAACGCGGAAGGTCTTGAGTTGACCAGTGCTTTGCTTGGTGATGTGGTGCACAGCGTAGACCTCAGCGATTGTGAAGGCGTCGCCTGCACGAACGTTGGTGGTGGCAGACACGGTGACGGTCTGGAAGCGGTTGTCCACGTTGATCTGGCCGCCGACGGAAGTCGAAGTGGCCTGAGGCGTGTAGTTCGCTTGGCTGTTGGAGCCGTTGGTGTCGATGGTCAAAGATGCGCCACCACCAGCAGCCAGCAGGCGGTTGGCGTAGTCCATCTTGTAGGTGTCAAAGCCTGCGACCATGCCCACGTAGCTGCGCTCGTAGGCTTTGTCCGACTTCTGGTTGCCGAAGCTGCGAGCAGTGCCAACCAGGTTACCGGCCAAGCCGTTGTAGTCGCGGCTGGACAGGGCCATGAAGCGATCGTAGTCAGGCACGCCTTGCTCGTTCATGATGGCGTCGCACAGGGCCACGTCGTCATAGTCACCAGCAGCGGCTGCGATTGGCACAACCAAAGAACCCAAGCCAGCGGCCGAGTTCATGATGGCGATGTTGATGTCGCTGGCCAGCTTTTGCTTGGCGGACTCGCCCAGGCGGCCTTCTTGCAAAGCGTCGCGCAGTTCGAGGGAGGTCATTTCCCAAGGCACGGTCTTGCTGAAGCCCAAAGTCGCAGGGACGGCCAACTGAGTCATGCCCTGGTAGCCGGGGATTGGCGTGCCAGGAGTGCTGTTGATCGACTGAGCGATGTAGGGCTGTGGACGCCAGATGGTGTTGTTGGCGCGTTCCATCATTGTCTGGTCTGTGTTGTAGACCGAGACGTTGCGGGACAGCACGAGAGCGTCTTGGAAGCCTTCGAGGAGGTCTTCAAACGCGACGCGTTCTTCTTTCGAGAAACTATTGGACATGATTTTTCCTTAAAAAATGGTCATTTTGAAGCTGCACGCTTCTGCGCCTTGTACTGGATGACCTTGGTCATGTTGCCAGTACGGGCAGCTTCTTCGCGCAGCCGTTCGAGGGTTGAGTCCACCGCGCCAGACACTCGACCAGTTGAGCTGATCATGCGTTCGGGTGCAGGGGCCGCCTTCCGGTTCGTAACTTTCAATTCCTTCTCCAGTTTCGCTACCGCAAAGGCAAACTTTACGGGGTCTTCAATTTTTGCCAGCTCTGCCGCCTTCTTCGGGTTCTTGCCGAGTGCGTAAATCACCAAAGCAGGATTGTCTGCACCTTGCAGCACGACGCCTTGTTGCGTGATGTTGAAGAGTTCCTGGGCGACTGCCTCGGCATCCTCAAAATCTCGCACCTTCAGCTCAGCTTTCGCTTTGCCGTAGCCGTCGAGCTTTTCCTGCCAGGCTTGTTTTTGCGCTTGCTCGGCCTGCTGCAGCTTTTGGGCTTCAGTGTCGGCTTGGCGTTTGCGCTCGAACCAGTCTGCCAGGGCAGATTCAAACTTGTCAGCGTCATAGTCGAAATCTTCCAGCTTTGGCTTTGCCCCAAGTGCGACCGGCTTTTTCTCAGTCGTCTGGGTCAGCTTCGCTTCGAGTTCTCGAATGCGCTTTTCCTTTTCGCGGTTTGCTTTACGCAGCTCTTTCACCCAACCAGGTGCATGAGCTTGCTCATCAGGAGGTGGCGCGTCCTCACCAATGGAAACGATCACTTCGTTGTCGTCGCCTTCTTGATCATCGCCGGATTGCTGGTCGTCCTGGTCGGTGCCGGAATTTTGCTCGTCACCCACGTTCTCAGAATCGTCCTGGCTTTCCTGATCATCGATCACCAAGGTGTCGTCGTCGAAGTTTTCATCTCCTGTTGCTGCCTTTTTGTTCATTCAAATACCCCATTTAACTCATCCACTTCAAACGGCTGGATGGATACCGTGTACCCACATTCTCCACCATATCGATGTCATCTGACAACAGGCTGCACTTGTTCGCCAACTGCTGCTTGTTCCAGCGCCTCGATTGTGGTCAATGCGATGTTCTGATCAATCTCGCTGGCCTTGGCAATGGTCTCGGCCGTCTGGGCGCGTTTGAGTTCTGCGCTTGCGATGGTTTCCACTGTGTCGGCACGTGCCCTGGCAGCCTTGGCCACCGCTTCTTCGGCCGCGGCCTGCAAGAAGATGGCGTTCGGGTCTTGCTGTTGGCCAGCGGCTTGCATCTCAGCCATGAGTGCTTCGGCTTCTGCGTCGGTCGGTTTGACAACACCCATGCGAATCAGGCGCTTGCGGAAGTAGTCCTGCACGTCGCCAACGCCCTCGCCTTCCATGTTCATCATGGCCATGGCACCGAGCACTTGCAAGGTTTCTGGGTCTTGGGTGATCTGCATCATGCCGGTCAGGGCGCGAACTGTGGCCGCACGCTTTGAACTGGAGGATGGGCCGACGTCCACATCCACATCGAACTTGGCAGCGCCCAGGTCGTTGGCCATCTTGACCTCGCCGGTCTCCTGGTCGATTGTCGGCTGCATCAAGGTCACTGAATCGGTGTCGCCGTTGTCGGTGATCACCTTCATCTGGCGGCCTTCCTCGATGTAGACGTCCTTGGCCATGCTCAACCAGATTTCGCCGCAGCGCTTCATGGCCTTGGCAAAGTTGCTCATGTAGATGAACGTCTGCATGTCCAGGCGCTGCTGGATCATCTCCACGGCCTTGCCTGACACATTGCTGACGACTTTTTCGCCTGCCTGAGGGTTGCCCAGAATGTCCTGCATGTCCTGCTCGGTCACCTGCAGCAGGGCTGCCATAGCCGGAGGGATTGCCGGGCTGCGGGTGTAAGCCACAGGGCCGCTGATCGTCTGGCTGCCGTCTGCATTGGTGATCGGGTTGATCAGCAGGTAAGGGTAATCCTTGAGGTTGTCCTCTGCCCACATGAGCTGGTGGCCAGCGATCTGCTCAGGCGTGAGGATTGGCTTTTCGACGCTGGACAGGGCGCTGATCTCGCCCAGCTTGGACAGCTGCATGTTCTTGAGGCGCTGCGCGTCCTTGGCCAGGCGCACATGGCCCATGCAGCGCTCGACGTTATCCACGAACCAGCGCTTGCCGTAGACCGGCACGATGGGGATGCACTTACCTGCGATATAGCCAGCGTCCTCAAGGATGCGGCCGCCGGACATGATGTATTTGTGCACCTTGCGCGACTTGATCTTGCGCTGGCGAACCTCGACGCTGCCAATGGCGGCCAAGGTCTCTTCCAGATTCGGGTCTTCGCTGAAATCGCTGGACTTGTAACGCTCCTCGGTGCCATCGATGGCGCGGAAGATACGGATTGTCTCGGTGACGTCCTCGACCTTGTAGTATTCCGCGATGTAGACCACATCTGGCGTGCACCAATCGAACTCGTACTGGTGGATGATCTTCGGCCAGTCGGTCGGGTCGTCGTTCCACTCTTCCTTGTAGGACTCGTAGGTCATCGAGTAGATGACGTAACAGAAACGGGCGTCGGCCTTGTCCTGGCGCTTGGCGTTCAGGTCAAAGAACACGGAGCTGTCGGCATCAAAGATCGGCTCGATCTGGATGCGCTGGCGCTCGTTGTCCTCGTCCTCGTCGTCCTCATAGGTAGTGCGCAGACGCCAGGCACCAAAGCCACCGCCCACAGCTTCCTCAAAGGCGTTGTCGTAAGCCTCGTTGGCCACGCTGTCGTGCTCGTCGGCACGGTACAGGCCATCGCAGGTGTCGGCCAGCTTGTCGTTTTCCGCGCCGTCCTTGGACACAAAGTCCACGGTGATTCGGTTGTTGCGGTATTCCGAGATGATGCGCATGACCGCCAGGGCGATCTTGTTCACCTCGAACTTGGGCTTGTTCTCGTAGATGTCCCAAAGTGGGCCTTCCCATTGAGCACCGGCCAGCGAATAGAAGCGCCGATCTTGCAAGCACTGAAGGCGCTCGTCACGCAGCGCCGTTTGGACGTTGTCAAACTGTGAGAGCGCTTCTGCGTGGAGATTAGCCAGTCGCTGCTCTTTGGAAATGCGTGCCATATTTTTGCCCTCGTTTCAAGTATTTTCTCACCATTTCGACACGTTCGGCAATGGTTTGACCGTTGCCGCTCGATTGGCCGGGAGACGCTGCACCAGGTTGATGGCGTCGAACATCGGGTCGAGCTGGTCATCATGAGCGCCAGCCGGAAAAGCTGCAACCTCGCTCAGGAAGTCCGAAAGCCATGGCGCGTCCTGCGGCAGCACCACGTTGCCCGAGGCGATGAACGGGGCCGCGTCGTAGCCTCGGCTGATCTTGTCCTTGCTGCGTTGCACGGCCACCACAGGGATGCCCTCGCGCCGCAAGGTCTGAATCAGGCCGGTGCCGGACACCTTGTCTTCCACGTACATGCCGCGCAGGGCAGAGCCTTGAGCCACCGGGCGCATGTCGTTCAGGTGCTTGAGCCAGAAGGCCCTGGCGTTGATCAGCAGCTCTGGAGCCTCCCACTTGCCGCGCACCTGGTCGAGTTTGACCGCCTGGCCAACGGTCGACCGCGCCCAGCACTGCAGCACCGACCAGTCGTTGTGGTCGGCGGTCTTTTGGGCCGTGTCCACGGTAATGAAGCGGAACTCGAGCTGCGGGACGCTGGCCCAATACTTGAACCACTCGGTGTTGATGATGCCGCCGCCACGGGGCGCAGGCCGTTGCTGGAGCTGGCCAGCCGTGCCGTAGGGGCCGAGGGTTTTCTCCAGCTCGGACACCTGGGCTTCACCAAAGCGCTCGGGGAACATGAGCTCGCCTTCCTTGGTGCGAGGGTCAGTCCAGCCGATGCTGGTGGTGCAGCGGTGCTCAGGCTCAAAGCGCATCGGGATGCACAGGTGCACGTAAGGCAGGCCCATGTCCTTGATGACGCCGGAGATGTCCTTCTCATTCAGGCGCTGCATGATGACAACGATGGCCGACTTGTCGGAGTTGACGCGGGTCGGCAGGGTCTCGGTGAAGGCGATCTTGGCCGCCTCCAGCTTAGCCTGGCTGTTGGCGTTGTCGGCGCTGATCGGGTCGTCCAGGATAACGCGGTCGCCACGCACGCCTGTCATGGACGTGAAGGCACGGGCCTGGCGCACGCCTTTGCGGGTATTCCCGAACTCGCGCTTGCCGTCCAGGTCTGCCAGCAGCTCGATCGGCCAGAGCTTCTGATACCAGTCGGACTTGATCAGGTCTCGGCATCGTCGGCTGTCTCGGATGGCTAGCTGCTCTTCGTGGGCTGTGCCAACAAAGCGCATCTCGGGCATGTTCATTGGCCCCCACTCCCATGCTGGCCAGATCACGCCGGTCAGCAGGGACTTCATGGAGCCGGGTGGCACGTTCATCAAAAGTCGCGGTATCCGACCTTCGGTCACGGCCTCCAGGTGCAGGCAGATGGCGTCGAGCGCCCAACCCCACTTCAGCTCGGCAGCCGGTTCGAGCACGCGCCAGGCACGCTTGGCAAACTCAGCCAGACTGCGCTTGCACAGCTCGCGCTCGACGGCCAGCAGGTCAGCTTCCGTCAGTTGCATCTTTTGCGGCCATGATCTGCGCCAGCACATCGGTGCCCAGCTTGGAAACGTCCAGGGTGGCCACGGCAATCGGTGCGCCGTCCTTGCCGGTCACCTCGTGGCGCTGCACATCCTTCCATCCCATCTGGCACTTTGACCACCAGATTTGCGCGGTCGTGTCGCCAGCCATGGCTTTCTGGAAGATGCCCTTGCCGACCTGGGCGTTGGCCTTGGCCTTGCCGTTCACCAGCTCGGTCGAGAACTTTTCCCGGAGCGTGTCCACGTGAATGCCGTCCCGGACAAGCGCCGCGATCTGCTCAAACGGCACGCCGTAACCGGACAGCGCCTCCACTTGCTTGCGCTCGGCATCAGTCGGTTCAAAGGGTTTGCGGCCAGCGCCAGGACGTGCGCCGCCGTTCTTTTTGGGTTCAACTGCCTCTTTTTTAGGCAGTCGGGTCGATTTTTCAGCTGTTTGCTTTGCCATTTGTAACCTCCGCGAAAGGTTCGCCAGTTTCTGCGTGAGTTGCTATTTTGCCTGTGAAATCCTGCCAACGCTTCACAATCACATCGCAAAACCTCGGATCGAATTCCATGATGAAGGCCTGGACGCCATGCTTTTCGGCTGCAATCAGGGTTGATCCAGACCCACCAAAGAAGTCCGCGATGGTTTTCACAGACAACTTAAATCGGCGAATAATCCACTCCATCAGCGCCACGGGTTTCTGGGTCGGGTGGACGCGGTTCTTCTTTTCCGATGCCATGGTGAATTGGCGCACGACGCTGCGGAAATTTGCCCAGGCCAATTCGCAGTCGGTCTGGTCGCTTTGTCCATTGTCCTTGTCCCAGACCAGCCAGCATTCGCTGTCGGGCAACACGGAGGAGTAATAGTTCGCACCCCACCAGATTTGCTTGGCATCTGGCCACATCCCGTAGATCAATCGAAATGCGTCCTTGGCAACGTCTGGCGTGTCATCGCCCAAGATGTCCTGCTTGTAGTTCTTTTTCAAAACTGACGACTTGCTTACAGCATTCATGCCGTAAGGTGGATCTGTGTGGATGCAATCAGGTGTCGTGCCATTCATGAGTATTTCAACGTCATGCAGCATGGTGCTGTTCCCGCACATCAAACGATGCTGCCCAAGAATCCAGACATCACCAACACGTGTCACCGGATCAACAGGCACATCAGGCACGGCATCCTCATCGGTCAGGCCTTCCTCAACCTGCACAGGCGTCAGTGCGTCGATCTCGTCTGCCGTGAATCCGGTCAAGTCCAGATCAAAGCCCATGTCGGTCAGCTCTGCGAACTCCAGCGCCAGCAGGTCATTGTCCCATTCGGCAAACTCAGCCATGCGGTTGACACTGATGCGAAACGCCTTGATTTGCGCTTCTGTCATGTCATCGGCCAGAATCACCGGCACTTCGGCCATGCCGAGCTTTTTGGCTGCCTTCAGTCTCAGGTGGCCATCGACCACCAGGCCGTCCGACTTGGCCACCACAGGAACACGGAATCCGAACTCCTTGATGGCTGCCGCGATCTTGTCCACAGCATGGTCGTTCTTGCGCGGGTTGCGTGCGTACTCGGTCAGCCGTTCGATCGGCCATGTTTCAAAGGTAAGCGGGGTCATTCTGTGGGCCTTTCGATGTGAACTTCTACGAATCCGCCGACCGTCTCGCCCTTGCGGATGGTCAGCGTCCAGTGTTTGTCGTCTACCTTGAGCACGTCGGCCAGGCCATCAAGACCGGCTTTCATGCGTGCCAGGGCGTTGTCCAGGTCGTACTGCCTGCGGGTTGGCGGGTAGAACGTCAGGGTCAGGTGCAGGCTGGCGGACTGGATTGGGCGTGCGCCTTGCTCCATGGCCTGCCAGAAACAGGCCTCGCGGTATTGCTTTTTGAGCTTAGCGGTCTTGGCCCAGTGGTTTCTGGCGTTCGGGGACAGGCCGGTGGGTGGCCATGGCAGCTTGATGATCATTTCCACCTCGTCCAGATCAGCCAAGCGTACAGCGCCAGGACAGCCCACCACTGGCCAAGTGCAACAAGTGCAATGGTCAGCAGAACGGGCCACAGAGTTTCAAGCTGCTCCATTGTTGCCTTCCAGCCGGTCGGCCACCAGGGTGGCGTAGCCTGCGATGTCGATCCAGTTGTCGGCATAGTTCGGGTCGCCATTCAGGATTCTGGCCACCTTGTGCATAATCATTTCCAGGGCCTCGGCTTGGTCAGGAGCCAGCTTTGCCTCGCGTTTTGCCGCGAACTTCCACAGGGCGTGCTTGAAGGTCTGCGAGATTTCAGCGTGGCCATCAAAGGCGCCATATCTGCTGCCGCGCTCGGCCAGCGTTGCGTTGATGTCGGTCATTTCAGTCGCTCCAGTGTTTCGGCCAGCAGGTCGGCCTCGGTGAATCCGTAGTGCTTGGCAAAGCCCTTGGTGCCAAGGCCATGCACGCCGGTGTTGCCTCGGTGGTGTTCCGGGCACAGAGGGATGACGTCCATGTGCTTGGCACGCTGGCCCATGCCGGTGCCGTGCCTGGGGTGGTGCAGCTCGGCCGGGGTTGCGCCGTAGCCGAGGCGGTGGCACACAGCGCAACCAAGCTCGGCCACGCGGCTCATGTGCTTGCGTTCTGCGATTGTGGTCATTTGCGTGCGGGGCAGTCTCTGCCCTGGTTGCAGTCGCCATTGCAAGGTGGGCAACTGTTCAGGCCAGCTTGCATCCCGGTCTTGTAAGCCGAGCGCAAGGCCCACGTCCACTGCTGGCGGTCGGTCTCGTCCATGCCGTCGATCTCGGCAGGCAGCGGGTAGGTTCGGAACCACTCGTCAAAGGTCATGATTCATTCTCACTTCACGGTAGCCACGCAGCAGCTCTTTGGCCGCTTCGTGTAGGTTTTCCAGTGTCTCAAGCGAGACCACGATCTCGTGGCCATCCTGCTCGATCTTGAAAAACAGCGTGTGGCCGATCTTGCTTTCAGGGTCAAGGCTGATGTCCAAGGCAATGGCGTCGCCGTTTGCGACTTCAAACATGGTCGGTCGGTAGGTCATGCGTTGCCCCTTGCTCGGATTTGTTCAGCCAAGTATCTGCCATATGTGATGGAAGAAAATGAGTAAGCCAAACCATCATCTTCAACAGTCTTTGCACACGCCTCGCGCTCTGCTGCGGCCACAATAACGGCGAAGCGTTCAAGTTCTGTTTCGCATGAGGTTGGCGCGTAGATTGCATTTGTAACTGAGCCAATTTCAAACCCAGCCTCCCGCGCCATGCGGATGATGTCTTCTCGGTTCATGTGATCTCTCCAGTCTCTGGGTCAACGTACTCAGGCGCGGTGAAGCGCACACCCTGCTGCGCACCGAAGGCCTCGATCAAGTCTTGCAGCTCGCTCATTTCTGGCTTGGTCATCTTGCTGGTGGACTTGCCGAGCACCACAAAGCCGCCATCGATGCCAGGCACGACATCCTGCTTGGCCATCGAGGCGGTCATCACGTGCTTCCATTCCTCGGCGCTCAGTTTGCGGCCGTACCAGTCGACCTGCTTGGCCACATCGGTCAACATCGCCCACAAACGCGCATTTTGTGCGAGCGTGCGGGTTTCGGGCTTGATCTCAACCACCATGCGGTGGCCAGCCATCAGCAGGGACTTGAGCAGCGGCCAGATCTGTTGCGTCAGGACTTTGTGGGCCTGCACCGGCTCCCAGAGGGTGAATCGTTGGCGTTCGGTCATGTCAGGCACTCCCGGACTGCGATCCAGCACTCGTCGAGGCTGAGGGGTGTTTCGTCAATGCCTGGCGGACGGATTCCAAGATGCGCTCCCGGCCAGGGTTCTGCGGAAACCTCTCGATGGCCGCCAGCATCCCGGCTGCCGCCTGTTTGTTCGGCCGGGTGCTCAGCACCAGCCGGGTGCAGCACTCCAGGCACCCAAAGTGATACTGGCCGGACAGCGGGTTCTGTGCGTGGGCTTGGCAGGCTGTGCATGTCATTCGCCCTCCTGGATTCTGAGCGCCTTGCGTGCGCACTCGATGCTGCCCAGGCTCACACGGTCGCCAGCGGCCTGTCTGGCCAGCAGCTTGCGTGCCCAGTCCTTGCCGTCGTTCATGGCCTGAAACTCGATCGGGCCGATCGGCTTGGCTTCTGGCGGTGGCAGTCTGCGCGGCTGGTCGTCGGTGAATGTCTTGCGCGGCATCACAGCCCGGCAGATCGCCTCGAACTGCGGCAGGTTTGGCGGGAAGTCCGGGCACTCGTCGGCCAGGCGCTTGGCAGCCGTTTCGATCGTGTCCGGTGAATACTTGGCCAGGGCAGATTCCCAGACCAGCATCGCAGCCCGGATGCCCTTGTCCTTGCCGTTGGCGTCGCGCTCGCCTGTGGAAAACTTGGTGGTGAACAAACTGCCGTAAGACCCGTGCAAGATCAAAAACAGCTTGCGGATCGTCGGGTTGTCGCCTTTGGGCGCGGGTTGTTGGCCAGCATGCTGGATGGCTTGCTGTGCAAGGGTGGCGAGGTTATTCATCGTCGAACACCCCATCAAAGATCGCCCGAGCAGCTGCAGCGTGCTTGTGCTCAGTGCGGCCAGCCGTCCGGGCCTGGTTCTGCCTTCTCACCCAGTTTCGCCAGGTTGCATCCCAGTCGGTCTTGACGCCCTTCTGGCCAGGCTGTGCGATCCAGTAGTCCCTGAACTCGTCGAACACCTGCCGGGGCACAAGGTCTGGCCGTTCCTGTTTGCAAAACTCAGACCAGTCGACAGGAAGGATGCAGTCTGCTGGCAAGCGCGTGCCGCGCTGCATCTTCTTTACTGGTTCTTGGTTTATGGTTATTGGTTCTTGGTTAGGTGGCGCTTCGTCTACGACTGGTGCACGCTTCGTGCTTTTTTCTCTACGCTTCGTTTCACGATCCAAGGCGATCTTTTTGTTCTTGTCGGCCTTGGCGTGGTAGTCCAGCAGCTCGGCCAGGATGCGCTCCTGCACGTACTGGCCATCCTCGTCGAGCCTGAAAAACCGGCTCAGCACGAATTTGACCGCCTCAATCTCTGCCTCGGTGCTGGCCCAAGTCCACTCGATGGCCTCTTCAAGCGTGGGGAACTTCTCACGGTCGTAGCACGAATCGATCAGAAGCGTGTACGCACCGTGCTGCAACATGGACAGCCGTCCGCATTTTTTGGCGTAGTCGCCTAGGTTTCTTTTGTAATAGTGCATTGCACTTCCTCGCAAACCCTCCTGAAAGAAGACTGACGGCAGGCGGGAGGTTCGCTTTTCGGGTGGGTAGCTACTCCCACCCTAGCCGGGTCTTGCATCACTTTATCTCAGACCAACAGGCCATTCAAGGATTTTCTGAAGCCAGGGCCGAACTTCTTGTCCAGCACCGGCCGCCATTTGTGCGCCACGCCATTGCGCGTCCAAGCCTCCACGGCCTGGCCACTGGTGGCTCCCAAGGCCTGCGCCACTGCCTTGTAAGAGCCGAGGCTCTCACGGGCAAAGGCCAGCACCTGTGCGAAATATTGGTCGTCTTTCTTCATGCCTCAAACTTTACCACGATTTTGCATGATTCGTGCAAAAATATTTTTTGCCACCCGCACAAAATCCTCTTGCACTATGCTATGATTCGTTTCACCAACAACCAACCACGAAAGGCGAACACGATGGATTACCTTCACCCAGTCATGCAAGAGGCCCTGCGCGGCTTCGCACCACCCCCACAAGAAGACCTGGAAAACGACCAGGATCGTTTCGAGCACGAAGTCCAATCCCAACAGGAGACACAGCAATGAAAGAGATCGCAGCAGCATTGGTCAAGGCCCAGCGAGCATTTGGGCCTGCGCTCAAGACAAAGACCAACCCACACCTGAAGGCCAAGTATGCAGACCTGGGTGACTGCATCGAGGCTGTCATCGACGGGCTGAACAATAACGGCATCGCCTTGATGCAGCAAACCCACGAATGTGAATCTGGAATCCTGGTGGAGACGATTTTCATTCACGAATCTGGCGAGGTGTTTTCAGCAGGCAAACTGCACGTGCCTGCGGTCAAGCACGACGCCCAGGGCTACGGCAGCGCCTTGACCTATGCACGCCGCTACAGCCTGATGGCCGCCTGCGGTATCGCGCCAGAGGACGACGACGGTCAAGCCACCAGCAAGAAAACACCCAAGCAGCTGGACGGATATCCAGAATACGAAGCAGAGACGCTGCCAGCCATGCGTGAGGCTGCATTGCAAGGCAACGAGGCACTTGTCTCAGCATTCCAGGCCCTGCCAAAGTCGGCGCACAAGGCCGCATTCTGGCAAGCCCAAGGCCCAGCCCTCAAGAAGGCAGCCAAAGCCGCTGACGAGCAGGAGGCAGCATGAGAATCATCACAGCCGACCAAGGGACAGAGGAATGGAAGCAGGCGCGTGTTGGCGTGCCGTCCGGCTCCAAGTTCAGCGACATCATGGCCAAGGGTGGTGGGGCAACTCGCGCCACCTACCTGACGGCATTGGCCTTGGAGCGCATCACAGGGGTGCGTGACGAGTTCAAGACCACGTTTGCAATGGAGCAGGGCACAGAGCGCGAGCCTTTGGCCAGGCTGGCGTATGAAGCCAGCACAGGCCAGCTGGTGGAGGAAATCGGATTCTGCATGCACGACACGCTGCAGGTCGGGGTCAGCCCAGACGGTCTGGTCGGCAAAAACGGCATGACCGAATACAAGTGCCCGATGCCAAAGACCCACCTGGAGTATTTGCGCCTGGAGGCAGGCAAGTGCCCGACAGCCTACCGCTGGCAGGTGCAAGGCCAGCTGTGGATTGCAGAGCGCGAGTGGTGCGACTTCGTGTCTTACAACCCAGACTTTCCAGAAAACGCGCAGATGGTCATTCGCCGGGTCGTGCGTGACGACAAGGCCATCAAGGAGCTGGAGGCCGAGGTGGTGAAATTCCTGGAAGACATCGAGCGCGAGGTCGAGTTCATCCAGTCTTACAAGGATCAAGCATGATCACCAAAAACACAGGTGGGCCAGCGTTTCCCAGCCACGGCAGCATGGGCGAAGTGGCGCACGAAGGCATGACCCTGCGCGACTACTTTGCGGCCAAGGCGATGCAGGCGCTAATGACTCGTTACGCCTACGATGAAAAGCTGCCAGATCGCGCCTACAAATATGCAGATGCCATGCTGAAAGCGAGGGAAGCATGAACGGCCGCGACCTTCGAGACGCAGGCATCGCTCGCGTGTCCATTGGCCGAGAGGAATGGATCGCCAAGGCACGCAGCACAGCGGTGGCAATCGCGCAGCGAGCAGGCCAGGTGACCATCAACGATGTTCGGAAGTTCATCGAGCTGCCGGACGACTACCACCCCAACACTTGGGGCGCAGTTCTGAGGGGTGACGCCTTCGAGCCGATCGGATTTTGTCAAGCAACCCACCCATCAGCCCACGCTCGGGTCGTTCGGGTCTACAAACTGAAGGAGCAGATATGAGCATGCCGCCAGTACTTGACGCATGTTGCGGGTCTCGGATGTTTTGGTTTGACCGAAAAGACAAACGCGCCGTTTTTGTTGATAAGCGCAGAGAGCGACACATATTGCCTGACATTTCCAGCAAAGGCGGAAGCCGAGAACTGGTGATTGATCCTGACCACTTGGCTGATTTCACCGATCTGCCATTTCAAGACAACACGTTTGCTTTGGTTGTTTTTGACCCACCCCATTTCGAGCGTAATGGTGCGACGGGATGGGTTGGTTTGAAATACGGCACGCTGAAAGGCGACTGGCAGGAAATGCTTAAGGCTGGTTTTGCCGAGTGCTTTCGAGTACTGCGACCAGAAGGAACTTTGATATTCAAGTGGTGTGAAGACGAGATTCCACTTTCAAAAATTCTGGCATTAACGCCAGAAAAGCCGCTGTTCGGACATCGTTCTGGAAAACAGCAAAAAACACATTGGGTTGCATTTTTAAAGGAGCAAGCATGAAAGCAAACGGACTGGCACGCATCGGCAAAGACGCCGAGGTGCGATTTACACCAGGCGGGGCAGCGGTGGCCAACGTCTCCCTGGCGTTTACATACGGCAAGAAAGGCGACGATGGCAAGCGGCCAACGCAGTGGGTTGACGCATCTCTGTGGGGTCAGCGTGTGGAATCGCTCGCGCCGTACCTGACCAAAGGCAAGCAGATCGTGGCCTACCTGGAGGACGTGCACATCCAGACATACACCAAAGGCGATGGCACGCAGGCCAGCAAGATGGCTGCACGCATTGCAGACCTGGAGTTTGTGGCCGGTGGTGAGCAAGCAGAGAGCCAGCCAAAGCCGAAGCCACAGGCAGCGCCAGCGTCTGACTTTGACGACCTGGCAGACATTGAATTTTGAGGAGCAACCATGAGCACACGCATCTACCTGGTCACCGACGTGGAGACCAACAAGCACCGCCTGATTCGCGCAGGCAACCAGGCACAGGCAATCCAACACGCAGCGCAGACGCGCTTCGACATTGAGGTGGATGGCCAGGACGATCTGGTCAGCCTGCTGACTGGTGGCATCCCCATCGAGCTGGCCGGTGGGCCTGCGACGGCTGACATGTTCGAGGAGGCCAAAGCATGACCACCAAGAACAAGACGCAATATGTGACCGTCCGCCTGTCGGACGAGATCATGGCCAAGCTCAAGGCTGAGGCCGAGCGCAACACGCGCAGCCTATCCGCCCAAGTGCTGCACTACATCCGGCTGGAGCTGGACAAGGTGAAGTCATGAGGCGCGGCTGGCAGTTTGATGTGGAGTGGTTCAAGCGTCGCTGGCC